TTTAGTAATGTCGCCAAGTTCACGAGTCAGGTCTAGAATATCTTCAAACGTCTCGGCTTTAAGTACACGAGCCGCGAAATCTTTTTCAACATCAGAGAAAGGAACTTCTGCTCGAAGGCCCAATTTGAAATACATATTAAGTCGGTCAGCGAATCCGTAACCATCGAGGTCTCGGTCTTTTGCGCCGAAGAAATCTCGCTGGTTCAGGTCATTGTACATATTAAAGAAGGTACGTTTCATTCCGGGATACTTGATTTTCATCTTCCGCTCAATGCGGGCATCTTCTAGAATGTTGGCGTAATCTTTAAGGCTGGGATTCTCTTTTGCGAAGGTCGACCATTCTTCATCGGGAGTATAAAGGGCGTGACCAACTTCGTGGCCGATTAAGCCTTCATACATCGTATCATCCATCTTTTCCCAAAGAGGCAAACGAAGAACTCGGTTCTTCACATCAAATGAGGCGGTCTTGACTTTTTTGTGTTCTACGTGAATGTTCTCGGTAGCCATCAATCTGGCCAGAACATTTTTACTCTCAATATTTACTGTCGCTTGATTATTCAATCTTTCCTCTTTGTTTAGTTATTATCTCGACTTACAATACATATTTTACAGTATAACGTGGTATATGTCAAGCGTTTTAGTGAAAATAATTGCTCTGTAAGTCGTTGATATATAACGAAAAAGAAAAATAATTGAAAATAATTTAGAAAGTGTTGCTAATTTGTCACAATTTTTGAGAAATTATGCTCCTTTTCGACCGAAATTACTCGACCAAACTTGTCTAAAATCTGGTCCCCTTTGTGAGATATGACAAATACGTGGGTCGTTTCATCACCTTGTGTGTTAAGAATTCCTAAGAAATCTTCGACACCAGCCGCATCAAGACTGCTATCAAATATCTCATCAAGAATTAAGAGATTGGTTGCTACAGAGGATTTTAGTTTAGCAACTTCACGCCACGTAAACAGTAATGCCAAATCTATACGAAGTTTCTCGCCTTCTGAAAACGACCCGTATTGGAACGCATCACGTCCGCGGCTTTTGATTGTCTCGTTGAATGCCTCATCTAATTCAAAATTGATGTAGAAGTCCAATGCCGACAAATATTTGTTTACTAATTGATTGATTAATGGAAGATAATTCCGAATGATTACTGTTTTGATTCCAGTATCTTTCAGTAATTCTTGGACAGTATTTAAGTGGTGTTTCTTTTCTTGTAACTCGTGTTTGAGGGTATACTTGTCATCAAGGTCATTCATACTTGATGCAATTTCAGTTTGGTCAGTATTTGTAATTCCAGTTTCTTTTTCTAGTTCGTTTTGAAGTCTGCTAATAGACATATTAATGCCTGTGATGGAAGAATTCTTATCAGAAATCTGGAGCAATATACTTTCTATTTCACTGATACGTTCCTGCAGGATAACCATTTCGGCGGATATTTGCCTCATGCCCTCGGACAATTCTTCATCTTTTTCTGACAAACGGGTAGTGACGTTTTCTTTATGCTCTTGTGTAATGGGTTGCGTACACTCAGGACATTCCGAATTATCATTTACTAATGCTACTTGCTTTCGGATATGATTTTTCTTAGATGAAATTTTAGTGGTAAATTCTCTTAGTTTAGATTGCTTGTCCTGTTTCGGTCTGTAGTCTTTAATTGTTTCTTGTAGAGCATCAACCTCTTCGGTGAGTTTTTTGATTTGTCCTTCACATATTTTCAGTTCATCTTTCTTCTCTTGAATATTCTCCTCATTGTTTTCTTGGAGAGATTTAAGATGTTCTTCTTGGAGTTTAATACTCTGTTTTAGTAATTCAATTTGGTGTCGAGCGGTAGAGATTTTATCAGTATTAGCAGTTACACGTTCCTTCACCAAATCATTCATTACTGTGAAGATTTGGATATCAAGAAGATTTTCTATGATAAGACGCCTGTCTCCTGTCGAGAGTCGCATAAATGGAATAAACGAGCCAGAACCAAGCACCACTATCTGTCTGAATGTATGCTCATTCATTCTTAGGACATATCGTTCTAAGAAGTCTTGACTATCTCTTGCGGACGCCTCTTTGTCTTTCATCTCACCGTCAACATATATCTCAAACAATGCTGGCTTGAGACCACGTTTAATGTGATATTCTTTTCCGCCTACATCAAATTCGAGTTCGACCAGACAATTATTATTGTTGATAGAATTGACCAGTTGACCCAATTTGACTTTACGGAAAGGTCGCCCAAAGAGACCAAACGATATGGCATCCATAAATGTTGATTTGCCCGAGCCGTTGAGACCAACTAACAGCGTTGTTCGGGTATCGTCTATAACAATTTCAGTGGGTTTGTTGCCCGTTGATAAGAAATTCTTATAGCGTACAGTCCTGAAATTAATCATAAGTAGACTATTATATCAGGTTCGAAGGAGATTGTCAAGTGCTGGATTTTTCTAATATTTTTCTGGCTGTACCTGTGAGGGTTTTGTCCTCGTGGAGTTTGTTTAACGCATCTAAAGTCGGCCATTCTATTGGCTTCCATTTCGTTCCTTCGAGTTTCGTGAGAGTTTCTTTCGTGACTGGTTTAGTTACTGGGGCTATACCTGCTTTCGTTTTCATAATGTATCTCCTATATTGATAACGCTTCCACGTATACTTCGTGGAGTATCTTTTTCACTTGTTCACTATTATCTATACTCAAATCATCCACGTACTTTTCCAACGTAGTGATGGTATCTTCTGTCTCAAATTCAATTGTTCCAGATGATAATATCCCGTGGTCTTCAATGACATTGAGATTTTCACAAGTCTTTTCTAATGCCTCAACTGTACGGTTGAAACGCTCTAAATCTTCCTTCTTGTCTACGATTAATTTGACTATCTGATTCTCATACAACTTAGCATCAATCACATTATCATCATAATTAATCTTGGCGTGCATTTTAAATGGGTTTGGAATCTGGTCACACTGTAACGATTCTGTGTCAAAAATGTGAAACCCTCTTTGGTCATTATAATCGTTCCACGTTATCTCATATGTATTGCCGAGATAGTGAATGTGACCGTTATCTGATTTTGTATGAAAATGACCAGAATATACTGTATCATACTTGTTGAGAAAAGCGGAGTCCCTTGAATGATAGGCTGATTTGACTCCCTTCATCATCTCGAATCCGTGTAAATCGAAATGTCCAAAACAAACGAGATTTTTAGATTTCTTAATGAAGTCAAGAACCTCTTGTTCGTTGTCATCATTTATCCAAGGTATCAAGTCTACTTTATATCCATCTGGTAATTCAACACAAGTCGGCTTAGAATATCCAATAACTGGTGTGTGGAACGTGTCGTTGTTCGGTATACCATCGATATCGAATAGTTGTTCGATTGAATTGAGCGTAGAGGTGTTCTTGAAATAGGTATCGTGATTGCCCACAATTGTGTGCATAGTGATACCTTGTTCTATGATTGGACCAAGAAACTCTTTTCTCATTCGAGATAGAGTATTGTAATTCACATACTTCCGTCTATCCATCAAGTCACCACTATGAATGATTGTCTTGATGTTATGTTCTTTCAGATATGGGAAAAAGACTCCCGTCCAAAATCTGTAGAAGTAATCAGAGAACGCCTGACTATCAGACCTGGCGCCGAAATGAGTGTCTGTAATTATGGCTACTTTCATACCATAAAGAACTCAAGATTATTTGCTGGGTCGACCTTTTTTGTCTTTCCCTTTTTCTCTGCTTTCTTCAATTCTCGTTTTGCTTTCTTTTCACTCTCTTTCCTCTCCATATCGTCTATGAATTCCTTTATGTGTATATGAAAGTCGATACTGCCTCTTTCGTTTATAAAATCGAAAGATTCCTTATCGTGTTCTTGCAGTTCATCCATTTGCTCGAAGCCCGCTTTCTGGTCGAAATACTTATACTTAACATATTGTTGCTTCTTTTCTTTCTGTATTCGCCTTAAGAATGCGTAATAGATTATCTGTGTAAAATACGCAAAGGGATTTGTACTCTTCTCTGGGTCAAAATTGTGCATATATGCTAGACAATTCTCCAGTCCATCCGATATCATATCGTCTTTATATGTATAATTGATAAAATTGGGTCGATAGGATAGTCGTTGTGCTATCTGCAGGAAACATAAAGCAATATAGTCAGTGACATATGGTTTAGGTTTTCCGCTTGTTTCACACTCTCTAATGTGTGCTTGATATTCAATAATAGCCTTTAAAAATTCCTTATTATTGATATAGTGATTTGTGTTGTCTTTATCTACTGGTTCACCCAGTTGACTCCTATTCGGATATTGTTGCTTCTTTCTTTCAGCCACCATAATCTCCTTAATATTATAAACATAATCTAGTAATTATACACGTTTTATAGGTAAATGTCAAGCATTTCCGTCATTTATTTCATATAGGGTATACGTCCAAGTGAGTTCCTCGTCACGTTGTATATCTCTTTTTGTAACTAAGTTCCATCTGTCGATATACTTACGTTTCTCACAATTTGGAGTATCAGAGTGATTGCCGAATCCACCTATAGGAGTACGGATAATCTCATTATCAAGTTCAATGAGAATAGTACCAATGTAGGTATTTGCCTTAATAGGTTCAGTGGCAAATAGACCTAGTCCGCTAATAGGGGATTCTTTGATAGTAATAAAAGAGGGAAGGGGTTTATACATCATAAATTATTTATACACGAACGCCTGAGGCGTTTATACGTAATGCACCGAAGCGTAGGCAGGGTAAGTAGCAATCGAACATATCAGCCAAACTTTCTTTAATTCAAGTAGTTCTGTTCCTCGCTTCGCTCGTCACAGAACTTGGTTCGAGGACTTCGTCCTCTCACCAATATCTCTTTAGTATATAATTATGGTAGAGCAATCAAGTTTAAGTAGGAAACTAGAAGATGGTTAGAAGATATAGCCTTGTTATAGAGACTGGTTACGGTTATCCAGTTGGCCACGACTTGTCTATTCAAGTCTCTCTAGTGGACTGTACCAATATATGGTGTGTCCTGACCCGATTTCTTTCAGATATTTAGTCGTTGTACCGCGACTTCAATCTACAGACCTCAACTCAGTAGGCTCATATGTCGAGTATTATAGCCTGCTCACTTCACGATAAATCGCTACTTCCTGGGTTTCTCGTTCCAGGCGGAATCTGTGCTTTATCCCACAGTGGATATGGGTACAATTATGTATTATTATACATTAATATGTATACGCTGTCAACCCCTAATTTACAATTAAATTCGATTTGGTTGGCTGAATTATTGAACTGTGCATCTGGGTATGCTGGGCTCCGATATCATCTCTGGTATCTGCCACAAACAGTATATCTGTTAGGGCTATATGGATAATATTCTCTTTGGTCGTCATAAGAAATGGAACCAGAGCCATTTGACTCTTTCCACTCTCTGTCGGAAGTGATGTCAGAACGCAAGGGTCTTTAACTGTGAGGGCTTGTTCCTTCTCGTGAAACCCCAGAACATCACAAATCAGTTCAGTGCCCGTGTGCTTCAAATGGACAGTCGCTTTATGGACTTTAAATTCTCCACTATTACCCTTCTTGCCTGTAGATTCAGGCATATCTTTTGAATTCCCCTCGCTCATAATCTTATACTCCTTAGTTTGTAATCAAACTTCTCTGTATTATATATCTTCACCCTCTCGAAAAAATGACGGAGAGAGAAGTTTTTGTGCTTCTTCCACGATAAATCATCGCTTATGTCAAATAGGGTGGCTTTATCCTTGGCTTCCGCTTTTCTAAGGACTCTGCCAACAGACTGCAAGTTCCTAATACGAGACTTAGCAGGATGACCAAAAATGATATTGTGAAGATTCCGAATGTTAATACCAGTACTAAAGGTACCGTAACTAGCCACGATAATAGCGTTTGTAGACTTCTCGGTAATTGCACGTATCTCCTCCCGTACTTCAGTTGGTATTTGACCACTTACGAAAAACACTGGTCGTTCTGGTTCTTTATTTGTTAAATATTTATAGAGTTTCTTTCCGTGCTTTTCCACAAATTGATAAAGAATAAGAGTATTATTCTCTCTCGATAGGGCCAAGTCACAAATGAACTTATTCCGTTTTGGATGATTTATAAGGAAGTCTATTTCGTCCTTATAAATCATCTGCTTCACTTCTTTCTTCTCTATATCGGTATATCCTAAAGTCACCGCTTCAATATGTAATCTAGCAATGAGGTCGGCATCCATTAGTTCTTTGCTTGTCGTAACTTTATGAATAGGGCCAAACAAGCCTTCAAGCACCAGTTTATGGGTCTGCGTACCATCTAGTGTCCCAGTAAATCCGAACTTATGCTCACAATCGGTCATCTTAGTAAGTATCGAGGTGAGCGATTTGGCCTTGAAGCCGTGTGCTTCATCTCCAATAACTGCTCCAAATTGCTTGAACCAAGGCTTACCTAATTTGTAGATAGATTGCCAGGTTGTTATGACTATTCTCTTGTCTGTCTCTTTATCTTTTCCAGCATAAATTCTATGTGCCATATCAGCGATATACTCACAATCTGCTCCAGTAGTATAGTCCTCAAAGTCTCCGTACAATTGTTCTACGAGCGAGGTAGTGGGCACAACAATCAATATCTTTTTGTCAATCTGCTTTAGATACCAGTTCACTAATCCATAAATCATAAGAGATTTACCAGACGAGGTAGGTGATATCAGCAGAGACCTTTTATGATTAATACAATGATGGACTGCTTCCATCTGGTAATCATATGGTGTTATTTTCTCTCCCTTAACGTGTGGGTCTAGATTATTAAAAAATTTCGCTGTCTCTTCAGCAGTTGTCGTTCTCTCAAGCGGTATACTTTCAAGCGACAGGTTATGTCTGTCTGCAAATTCGACCACATAAGGAAGTAGACCAACATATAACTCAGCATTAATGGCATTGAAAAGACGTATCTTCCCATCCCACTGTCTTGAGCGATAAGCAGGCATAAATCTGTAGCCTGGTACCTTAAATGTGAAATAGTCCGAAAGGTCGTGAGCGATACTTGCCTCACATTCGATTTTCAGATATACATCATCCTTTTTGTGTACGACTATATCACTCACGAAATCCGTTTTCCGCATATTCTAATAACGTGATATCTTTTGGCTCTACCCATCGACTATGCTTTCTGTCTTTGTGGCTTTCAATTAAAATCCCTTCTTTTCCCCCAAAACACTGAGGCCAGGCAGCCGGTACTATGACTGTCCAGGCAATTTTTTTCTCTTGTGTTCGGAGTTGTCTGTTACGATTATTAGTGGGCAACAGTTCCACTATATCCCCTTGCTTAATCAATTAGTATTCTCCTTGTGTGAACTTCATAAAATCAATGGCGTTTTTGATAGCAAAACTTCGCCTCTCGAACATCTTACAAACTTCTTCAAGGTACTTCACGGTCTCTTCTTGAAGTGCAACTTTAGCCTCAATTTGGACAACAGCAGGGTCCACCCTCACATATTCTTTGACTTCTCTGTCCTTTAAGACATAATCAAAGGGGTCTGGGTCTGACCCATTATAATAATTTGTTCTGCCAAGGGATACTTTATACAGTTCATTATTCAGTTTTTTCAACGTAAGCCGTTCCCTCAGCAACATTTTTAGATATTTGTTGTGTTTTGTGGGTGTGGCTAACGATTCCTTGGCTAGAATCGTTTCGTCTATGTATAAGTCTTTATCTACGGATTTCTCAAGGTCATCTATTTTCATAGAGTTCATTATATCAGGTTTGACTAGCAATGTCAAGTGTTTTTGCGACTATTTTACAAAGGTTTTCCTGTCTCCATTGACATATAATCGTATTGCAGTGTGAGGTCCGTGAGCAATGGCTCAGCGGATTCGTTGGTCATCTGAAGTTCCCCTAGAATTGTAGGGAAAAGATTGTGGAAGGTAAAGACAATATCACTAACATTTTTGTTATTGGAGAGTATATGGAGACTCCCGTCAGTACCAGTCGGCTGTCCTGCCCCATATCTTTTACTCGCATCTGGACCAGAGGCTCTCCACATCAATTTTACAATTTCCATATAATTAGCATAATCTTCATCAACAAGGAACGTGACGTTCATTGGTGCTGGAATCATTGTATTGGAAGGTCTATATCTGAATCCCTTGACTGGGTCAGGAATAGGAACCTCATTAGAACTTAATGTAGGGAGATTACACGTGGTTAGCCAAAATAGTGTATTTGGCAATACCTGCAGATTCAACCGATAATTAGTGCTTTTAGCAAGGTTGATTTTTTGTGGTTTAATTCTTGTTTGGTCAGCCATACTATTATTTATATACTCAAAATAAAAAGCCCCACCGAAGTGGGGCTTAGAATTTCATTTCCCGCTAGAACTGGGAAAATCTAGTTAACTACTAATTACAGATTCGTAACAGTAAACTTACGGAAGTAAGGATTCTGTGCGGCTGTACCAGTTGCGAACGGGTTATGCGTAAGACCATAACGAGTCTTAAACCCTAAACGCGGCTGGAAGTCTTCCTCGCCAATTGATTTCATCAACTGTAGAGGTACGTATGGGCAGTAGAAAAGGCCTGCGTCATACATATTTGCGCCTTTATAACCAACTGTAACGCTGTCAGCAGAGGCAAACTGGTCAATAAATACTTTGTACTTATTTCCAAGCATACCAGCAAACACATTGTTCGCTATGTCAGGCTGACCACCGCCATCAACTTGCATTGAAGGCTCTTTCATTCCGGCGACCATATCAAGTGCAGACGCAACGTCTGGAGATACGATTAACCAGTTACCAGCACCACGGCCAGTATTTTTAGCAATTAGATTTGCTTCACGATTGATTTGAATCAGTAGTGATTTGTAACGCTCACCACCCCATCTAGCACCTCTGTTGTCTTTTGCATCAGCGACATCAAAAGTTCCAGCGGTTTCGGTACCAGTCGTTGCACCAGGAGTTGCTTGAGACTGAATCTTCTCAATAACTTCCCGATTAATCTCAGCAAGAATTTCAGCAGACAAAATGTTGCTTAATTCTGACTCAGCATCTAGTCCGTGAATCGCTTTAAGGTCTTGTGCGAGTTCCAAAGAATACTTGGCTTTCAATGCACGAGTTTCAGCCGAAACGGTTGACTTCTCGATTGAGAAAGACATCTCTTTAAATGCACCGCCGCCAGTAACAAAGCCACCTAGTGCTTCACCTTCTGCGGTAGTGTAAGTATTCTGAGTATTCGCATCGTCACCAGAAAAGTCAACATCGGGCTGACCTGCAGGTAACGTAAGAGCCTCAGCACCAGTACTGGCTTCGCCAGTGTAGTGCGTTTTCATAGCAAAGATAAGACCGGTAGGTCCAGACATCGGCTGAACGCCAATGGTATCATATGCCATCAACTGGGGCATAGTGCGTCTAACGAGACTAATAAGAATTGGGTCCCAATTATCGACATTAGCGCCTGTAACATTTGCTTCTTGCAAAGCAATTTCTTGATTTTCTAAAAGACGAAGTGTAATTGCTCGTTTGGTTGCATCTTGGATTTTCGGTAAATCCTCGTGCTCCATAACCGGCTGCCACTTATCTTTAATTTCTTCTGATAAAAACATTTTCTGTTTCTCCTGTTATTAAATATAAATGATGTTAAGCACCTAAAATGCTTGGTTCCCTTGATTGTGAAAGTGAAGCCATTACCTTCTTCATTGCATCAGTCATCACTCCTTCAGAGGGCGCACTAGCACCATCTTCTGCAATTACTTCTTCTTTCTCCGCCTCTGATGGAAAATACGTGCCCTTCAGAGTATTCAACTTTTCAGCATAAGTTTCAGCATCATCAAATTCAACACCTTCTGCAAGAGATTTCATCTTTGCTTTCTGAGTTTCAGTTAATGTTTCTGTTACTTCTCTGAAAATTTTCTCGGCAGTAGCATCAGCAAGTTGGGTCTTGGCTTCGACATTTTTATTCATCTCAGTATCAAGACTCTCCTTAAGAGTTTCAATTTCTTTCGCTTGGTCGTCTACTATGTTGAGTTTTTCACTAGGGATTTCAACATAATGTTCGGCAAACAACTTCTGCATACCACTAACAAAACCTTCTAAGATTTCGTTTTTCAAACCGCTTTCAACGGCTTTTTCGTTGGCTTCAAGCCACTCAGTAACCATATAGTCTAAATAACCATCTAGTTTCTCAGTGATATCAGTCAACTGAGAGGCAGTCTGCTCGGCAAGATTCTCTTCCATCTTCTTTTCGATAGATGCAAGATTTTCTTTAACTTTCGCTTTAACGGCCGTCTCAAAAACAAGCGTAGTGCGTTTCTTGAAATCTTCTGTGAGGTCTTGGCCATCAAACAATGCGTTAACATCATCGGAGACATCTACTTCAATTTCGATTTCTTCTTTCTTCGCCTTGGCTGCTTTCGTTTTCTCTTCTACTTCGTCATCCTCATCTTCATCCGCTTCATCGCCATCATCTTCCTCGTCTTTGTCTTTGTCCTTGTCTTTATCTTCATCGTCATCTTCAAAGACTTCAACATCTCCGCTACCATCCACTTTAATTTTCTTCTTCTTTAAAGGTTTGGCTTTTGGCTCTTCGGCTTCGTCAAGATTGGGGTCGGCTTCAGTAATTTCAGAATCTTCAGCAACCATTTCCAGGTCCCCCTTCTCTAAAAGTTCGTCCGCCTCTGACACTGACATAGAAGTATCGGACTTGTCAGAATCGCCTTTCCAGACTTTCTGCTCTTCGTCCAAGACTAGCGTTTCGCCAGTTTTAGTTTTTAACTTCATCAGGGTTCTCCTAATCCATTTGATTAATCATTAAATTAGTTTTTATGCTAATTACATATATTTATAAAACTAATTACTTTAGCAGGTGCAAAGATAACGGTTATCCTTACAACTTACTTACAAAATCCTCAAAAATAGTCGCTTCCAACGATGTTAGTCGTTGTCCGCTTGCTTTTTTAATAATTTCTTTGTATTTTGCAATCTCTCTTTCAGCGATTACACCATTTTCCCATACCCATTCTTTGCCTTCCATAACGCCATTTACAAAGGCGTCAGGTGCTGATGGGTCTGCAACGATGTCCGCGGCTGTAGCAAGATAGAAATCACCTTGCACTTCTTGTATACCCTTTTTATTTGCTTTGAGAGAGCCCATACCTCGTGAACTAACACCAAGTTGAGCCCCTTCTTTAATAAGAGTTTTGACAATATTTCCGTGTGGAGTCTCTGAAATCTTTGCTCTTCCGATATAATTACTTCCATCTTTCTTCAAAGAGGTAATCATATGTGATACTCTCTCAAGATTGATAGTCGGTCCCTCAGGATGTCCAAGTTCTCCAAACGCACGTTTC